TGAAAATAAGGATAATTTTGGCATCCGGCCCACGCCCTCCGCCTCATCCACATTCCCCGTGACTAATCCGCAAAGCTTTGCGTTTTGGTCATCCTAGGCCCTAGGCCCTGTCCAAAAATAGGCCCAAAGGCCTATAATCCTCGCCAAGCCGCATCGGCCCCATCGCCCCGTGAGGTCCGCCCAATTCCCCTGCCTCGAATTATCCTTTGTTTTTCAGCCTTTTCCGCCTTTACTTTCGATAACCGATATTATGTTACCTTAGCGTCGAAAAAACGCAAAAAATGCAATGAATTGCAGGGCTATTCGAGATTAATTGCGCGCGTCCGCGGGGGCGGCGGAGGCAGCGGGGGGCCGGGCCGGCGTCCAGCGTGGTCCGCCCCCGGGCGCCGCGTCCAGCGTGCTTGCGCGGGGGGCGAGGCGATAGCGAAAAGTGCTGAAAAATCCAGCGGAAAAAGCATTCTTTTTACCCCGGCTGGCCGGCCCCGGCCCCCTTCGGGAGGACCCACGGGGCCCGTTGCGTAACCCCCCGCCCCCTCAATTTTTTGGACGAATTGATGCCGCCCACCCCCGTTTTCGGGGCTGAAAATCCCCGTTATTTCGCGGCCCGTTGTGGTGGGGTGGGGGGTGGTATGCTTCAGCCAAACTCTGCGGAGTGTTCGCGGGCTTGACAAAAACCGAATCTTGCGCGGATTCGGTTTCCTTATTATATTATGCGTATGGATCAACAGGATGAATTGACGGAAGTTGGCGACCTGGAGAGTATTGGGGATTTAGGGGAGTTGGCAGAAATAAAGGGGATGGGATTTGTGACATTCCCCGACAAGCGCGCCTGCTCTGACACGATAAGTGCGATGGAGGAAGGGGAGGGGGGGAGGAGGAAGCGCGGCCGGCCGCCGAAGAATGGGGGAGTGGGGGGTGGTGGCGGGGATGTGGGTGGTAGCCCTCCGCGCAAGCTGAAGATCCCCGTGATGGAGTTTTTGAAGCCCGAGCTTCCGCCGATGCGGAGCCACAGCCAGATTCTTGGCATGAAGTTCGAGCTCCGGCTGGACCGGTTTTTCAAGACCTGGTTTTTCACGTGCGGGAACGAGTCGATGAGCATGTTAGCGAGCGGGCTATCCCGCGAGCAGCTCGACGATTTCCGGAAAAACAACGAGGCGTTTCGCCGGCGGATGCACGAGGTGAACATCCTCATCGCCGATCGTCTGCGGTTGATTTTGCAACAGCGGATTGGCTACGTAGGTGAGATCGAGGGCATGAAGCTGGCCCTCAAGGGGAGCTCGGACTACCTCTTGGCGAAGGCGTTGCAGGCCGTTGAGAACGACATTGCCGGGGAGGCTTCGTCCAAGCCCGCGATATCTCTCCCCCGCCCTGCTCCGTCGGCGGTCCCGCCACCGAACATGGACGCGGAGGGGGGCTAGATGAAGGGGAATTTCTACCACCACTCCGACCAGCGCAGGATTTTTGGGTTGGCCAGCCGGCGGCCGGCGGCGTCCGTGGCCGTTGAGGTCAAGGTCGATTACGTCCCGACGGAGAAGCAGCGGCTTTTCCATGAGTGCCCGGCGGACATCTGCCTGTACGGTGGGGCGGCCGGGGGTGGTAAGTCGATGGCGCTATTGTGGGAGGCGTTCGCGGCCTGCATCGAGACGCCTGGGACGGACGCGATGCTCATGCGCCGGACGTACCCGGCCTTGGAGAAGTCGCTGATCCTGGAGTCCATCAAGCTCTTTCCGCGGTCATTTTGCGAGTACCACGAAGCCAAACGGCGGTGGACGATAAAGCCGCCCGGCGCCACCGCCGCGAGCCATTTGTGGTTTGGCTTTTGCGAGCGGGACGTGGACGTCTACACGTACCAGAGCGCGCAGTGGTCTTTCCTGGGGATCGACGAGAGCACGCATTTCACCGGGTTTCAAATCCTCTTCTTGTTCAGCCGGGTCCGCAGCATTTTACCGAACGCCCGCCCGCGCATGCGCCTGACGACGAATCCCGGGAACGTAGGCCACGGGTGGCACAAGCAGTTTTTCAAGATCGGCGTGGTGGAGCCGTACAAGACGTGGCGGCCGAAGATGGAGTCCATCAATCATCCATCCCTCACCCCGCCATCGAGGTGCTTCATCCCGGCCACGGTCTACGACAACAAGCCGCTCATGGAGTCGGACCCGCAGTACGTGGCCCGCCTCGAGTCGCTGCCCACGAAGGCGATGCGCGACATGCTGTTGTACGGGAAGTGGGACGTTTTCGCGGGCCAGTTTTTCCCTGAGTTCAACCCGGACGTTCACGTCATCCCCGCCTTTTCAATTCCGCGGCACTGGAAAATTTACCGCTCCGTGGACTTCGGATTCAACGACCCGTTTTGCTGTTTGTGGTTCGCGGTGGATGAAGGGGGGCGGTATTTTTGCTTCAAGGAGACCTACCAGTCCGGGCTCAGGGACCACGAGCAGGCCCAGGTCATAAAGGAAAAGTCGGTATGGCTTGACAAGGGGGAGCTCTCGCCGATGCACGTGGACTACACCGTCGGCGACCCGAGCATGAATCAACGGTCGAAGGACTCCGGGATATCGACGCAGGAGAACTACATGAAGCATGGCGTCCCCGTGATCCCGGCCCCGAACGCGAGGGTGCACGGGTGGATGCAGGTCCGGAACATGCTGGCTATTGACAAGTCAACGGGCAAGCCGTGGCTGTCTTTTTTCCCCGACTGCGCGAACGTTGCGACGGAGCTGCAAGAAGCGATCACCCATTCGACGAACGTGGAGGACATAAGCCCCGACTGCCGGGACCACGCCATCGACGCCCTGCGGTATTTCGTTTCGACCCGGCCCACGCCCGCGGACTTGCTTCAACCGAAGGAAACGGCCATAATGGATAAAGGGACGGTACGGGAGTGGACGGCCTATCGCGAGAGGTGCGCCAAGATTTCAGGCGTGAAGGGCAACGCGATAGCCAAGGGGTTCAACGAGGAATGATAACCCGTGAGCAAATCACCGGCGCGATCAAGGTTCTCAACGCCGCGGCTATTCGTCCTCGCCGGCCTGCTCTTCGCGGCATGCTGGCCAAGGAGTACGCTTCCGCCGAAGTGGAAAAAGTCATGGCCGATCTTGGCCAATACCCGGAGTGGGGGGCCGTCCCCGAAGATGCCTGACGTGGCCACTTCCGCCACCTCCTCCGACATTCTCAAGCGCCAGTATGGGGTGGTCCCTGGGCTCCGTGGTGCGTGGTGGAAGGAATTCTCCCCGACCATGGACGATGCGACGGCGGAGCGGATCGGGCTCGGCGCGGTGGTCCCCCCGGCCCCCGGCGTGGTCCCGGCCGGCGAACAAGCGGCGACCGCTGAGAACATCCGGGCGGCCATGGACCCATTCGCATCTCAGCGGGGGCTCGGGGCGCGGCTCAATCAGACCCCGGAGTGGTCTCGGGGGTTTGAGCAGAATCTGACCCTGGCCCAGCGCGGACTTCCCCAGGGCCCGACAAGCCCCTCTGATTTTTCCGGGACTCAGGCGGCCACGGTCCCGTCTCGTTTCTTGACACCTTCCCCCGCGGGGGCCCCTCCCTCCTCCGCGGGGCTTTCCTCTTTAGTGCCCGGGGTTGACCCGGGGTATGGCACGGCCAATGCTCAAGCCGCGGCGGACCGGATCATGACCCAGCAGGCCCAGGCGCGGGAGGGTTTGGTCATGGGGAGGTTCGCCAAAGGGAGCCAAGCGGCCGAGATTTCCCGCGTCTTGCCAACGCTTTCCGGGGAGGCCAGGGCGCAATATCTTCGGATGCAGAATCCGGCGGATTTGGCGGCTATTGGCGGGGAGTCCCTCGTCCGGGAGCAGTTCGCGGCGGGGAACCGCGGCCTCGCGCCGGAGGATTTCAGGACGGACCGGACGGTGTTCGGCGCCTCGGCGAACATCAAGGGGGAACGCCCGAAGGGTGGCCAGCTCAAGACGACGTATTCAGACGTGATGCAGTATTCTCCGGAGTCGGGGTCGTTCAAATTTGGCGGCGGCATCCCGACGAAGGTGGAATTTTCGCCCACAAAGAAGAGCGCCTTCGAGAACGCGGCCACGCGGTTCGGCGGGGGCCTCATATCCGGCGGGCTGGGCCTTCTCACCGGCGGCATCCCCGGCGCGCTCCTCGGGGCCTATGCTGGGAGCGGTGGGGCGTTCCCGGTCACGTGGAACAAGTGGAATTTCAGTCAAGGTGGGCCGCCCTCATCGAGGGAGATTTTAGTCGGAGCGGGGATAGGCGCCCTAGGGCAGGAGGTCGCCCCGTTCGCTAAAAAGGCCTGGAATTACGGTAAGGGGTTGTTTTTATGACTGATAAACAGAAGCGGAAGCGCGAGGCGTTGAAGGCGTGGATGCAGGAGCACCACGAGGAGCAGGGCGAGCCTATAGAGGAAGAGGAGCATGAGGAAGCCGAGACCCCGGAAGAGGAAGCCCTGGAAAAAGAGACGTTCACCGAGATCAACGGCGCGTTGGACAAACTCAAGAAGTGGGTCTACATGAGGAAGTAGGGGGGAAAGGGCATGGTTTTCGCTCCGCGGTGGTTGCTGGAAAAGCTCCTCGGCTCGATGGAAGAGGGGAGGAATTGCCTCGTCTCAGAAATGCGCGCGCGCAATGACGAAATCATCGAGGCCAAGAACGTCGAAATTCGGTTTTTGATGGAGAAGGTGAGGGCCCTGGAGAAGGCGGCGGCCTATGAGCGGGAGCGGGCGGACCAACTCGTCGATCGCCTGCTGGTCAAAGATGCCAAGGTCGCCCCCATCGCGTCCATGTCCCAAGCGGCGGTCCAATCGGCCAGTGAGCTGGATCGGAAGAAGATGGAGGAGATGGAGGGGGTGTTCAACTCCATCAACGACGTGGGGGAGGATGAGGGGGGCGCGGAGCCGGCGAAGACCATGTTCACGCATGGCGGTTCGATTGTGAGAGGGGGCCATGTTCCCACCGCCGAAAATTCAAGAAACTGAGCGGACGGGGGCTTGGAATCCCGTCAACGACGTCCAAAGATATCAGCCCGAAAGCCAAATCAGTAGGGCCGCGTTCGACCGGAATTTTTTCCGCAATATCCTTTTCCTTGCCGGGATTCAGTGGATTCGGTATGAGCGGGCCTCCCTTCAGTGGAAGCCCATCAATATCCCGGATTGGTTCCCTCGGACCACCACGAATAAGTTTGCTGTCGCCGTCGATACCATGCGGTCCGTTTTCGAGCAGAGTAACCCCCAGGTCCTGTACGGGCCCGCCGGGGCGGATGAGAAGGACATCGCCGCGGCGGAGGCGGCCAAGAAGATTTCCGCCTATATCAACCGCGAGGTCAACAACGAGAAATTGCGCAACGAATTGGCCGCTTGGTTGGCCGTGCTTGGAAACGGATTTGTCGTCGATGGGTATGATTTGTCGGGCGAAAATGGGCGGAAAATTGTCCCGAACTGGGCATGCCTGACGTGTCAAAAGGAATTCCCGGCCACGGAGGTTGCCGCAGGGTGCCCCATTTGCAACGGCGGGAACCTCGTCCAATCCCAGAATGGGCAGGAAGTCCCCATCGGGAAGATGGTCTCCGAGGTCGCTTCCCCGTTTGAGATGCTCTTCGACCTCCAGGCCGTCAGCCTGGAGAAGAGCTCCTACGTCATACGGGTGAAAACCTATCCGACCGAGACCGTCCGGGCCATGTTTCCCGAGATGGCGAAGGACATCCAGCCCTGTTCCCAGGACGGGAACATGGGCATCTACTACCAGCGCGCCGTGGCCTACGTCACCGGGGGCTCGAGCACGTACCCGTCCTACGCGGCCATCAGCGCGAGCGGGCATGGGGTGGACCGGACGACGGTCTACCATATAATGAAGGCCCCCTCGAACGACCTCCCGTACGGTGGGGAGGCCATCGTCATCAGCGACCGGACGATCTGGAAGGGGGAGCTCTCGACGAAGCGGGATGATGGGACCCCGTTCTACCCGATCACGCATTTCAAATTCAAGAATCAGCCTGGCCGCGTCTATGGAAAATCCCCGGCAGATGACCTGGTGACGAAGCAAATCCAGCTCAACAAAATCGACGCCCTCCTGCAAATGGGCATGGAGCGCGTGACCAATCCGTGCTGGATCCTCCCTACTGGCATCGGGATCGCCGAAATCACCGGGATTCCCGGGGAAAAAATCTGGTACAACGGGATGCTGAATGGCTTGAAGCCGGAGCGGGTCCCTGGGATGGAGATGCCGGGGTCCGCCTTCCGATACCGGGAGATCATCGCGGCGGATTTTGACGACATCTCGGCGTCCTACTCCATCATGAAGGGGGAGACGCCGGCCGGGGTCCCGACCCTTGGCGGAATCCACGCGCTCATGGACCGCGGGTTGGCCCGATTCAGCGACGGGCTCAAGAACTGGGGCACGGGGTGGACCGAGGTAGAGCGGAAGCGGCTTTGGATTTTCAAGCAGAACGCCCTTGATGACGTGGTCCAAATGGTCCTTGGCGAAAATAGTCAATGGGAGGCGCAGAAATTCAACGGGGCGATGCTGGCCGGCGGGATCGACGTCACGCTCGAGCCCTCCAGCGTTCAACCCAGGAGCCGGGTCTACCAGCAGATGGTGGTCGGCCAATTGCTGAGCGGTGGGCTGGTAGATATGGGGGACCCGCTTATCCGCGCCAAGGTGTTCGGGTTGCTGGATGCGGAGGACATCGTCCAAGGATTGAATGCGGACATCAAAGACGCCATAAAGGAGCGGGAGGTGTTCCTTGAGACCGGTCAACTCCGCCCGCGCGAAATCATCGATAATCACCCGATTCATTTGGCGCAGCACGTCAAAGATGCCAAATCCGAGATGTATTTTTCCGCATGGACTGATCCGCAGCGCCAGGCGTTTTTGGAGCATATTGCCTGGCACCGGGAGCTGCTCGAGCAGCAGCAGCAACAGGCCATGCTCCAGAATCCCGAATACCAGAAAGCTCAGATCGTGAATCAAGCCCTGGCCGAAAAATCCAAGATCGCCTTGGACGCCATGTTTGCAAAAAAGCACGTGGAACTCGCGGCAATGGGCTTGAAGCACGGCCTCAAAATCGGGGAGGAAGCGATGACCGTGGAATCGACGGGAGAAGCGGCGACGCAGGCGGCCGCGGGTTGACAGGGCGCTTTTTCACGGGGTATGATATTCGCAGCAAAGGGTTGCGCCGCGGACCGACCGCGATAACAACGGGAAGACCCGAGAGGTAGAGGTAGAATGCCACCAGTCGCAGAAGGCGAGACCGCAGAAGCCCCGCCAGCTTCAGCCAGTTCGGAAGTCAGCAGCACTCCTCCGACGGGAGCCGCGCCAGAATCGGCCCCCGGCAACAGCACTCCGCCGGAGAGGACGTATACCGGGGATGACCTGAGCCGGATTGTCAGTGCCAGGCTCAACGAGGGGATGTCCAAATTCTTCCAGGAGTTTGGCGTCCGCGATGCCGCGGAACTCCGTTCGACGATGCAGAAGTATCGGGACATGGAAAAGACGTTCGCCCCGAAACCTGCGGAAGATCCGGAGGTCAAACAGTTCAGGGACTTCATGTCGAAGCACTACCCGCAGCTCGATCAGATGTCGGCGATGGCGGAGCATATCCAGCAGGCGAATTCCCGCATCTTGGATATGTATGCTCGCGCCGGGCATGCGGAAATCGACAAGGCCCTAAATGAGCGGTTTGGCCTTACGGAGGAAGCGCATCGTGGCGTGATCCGTGGCCTGGTGGCTCAGTCGCTTCAGGCGGATAAGGGCGACTTCGCCAATTGGTATCAGACCGGGGACCCCTCGGTAGTCCAGAAGCATTTCGACCTGGTTTGCAAGAACATGCTGGACCCGATGTTTAGGCAGGCTTCGGCGAAGTATGCCACGGCCAAAGCCGATCAACTCGGGAAAACGCCCCCGAAGCTCCCCGCCGGGGGGACGCCGGCGCCCATATCTAAGGATGGCCGCTTATCATCCGAGGAGCGGGTATCGGCGGCCTTCAAGCGGATGACGGAGGGCTAAAAGGAGACCCCTTATGGCCGGCGCAACCCTGACGACGTTCGATAAAGTCCTGAAGGAGTACTACCCAGTCGATACGATCACCGAACTGGTGAAGCAGAATTTCCCCTTCTTCTACCGCTTCAAGCGGAGCAAGATGGTATCGTCGGATGGCCGGCAGGTCATCCTTCCCTTGCACACGGGGAGAAACGTCGGGGTCAGCGCCCGCGGCGAGGGGGGCTTGCTCCCGACCGCCGGCTCGCAGGAATACGTCGATCTGACCATCCCGTATCGCTATACCCACCTGCGTGTTCAGTGGACGGCGCAGGCGCTTAAGCAGTCCCGAACCTCCGAAGGAGCCTGGGAGACCATCGTCGAAGGCGAGATGCAGCGCGGCATCAAGGACGTGGCCCGTGAGCTCTCCCGCCAGCTTCAGGGCGACGGGACGGGGACCCTCTGCAAATTCACCGGCACGGATGCGGGGACTTCGCAGGGTTTGAAGGACGGCCAGGGGGTGGCGGACAACGACTCGATTCCGGGCCGATTCCTGAAGGCGGGGATGCGGATCACCGGGATCACGCCGTCCACCAAGGCCTGGGAGTTCACCCGGTTGGTGGATTCGATCAGCTCCGACCTCAAGACCGTGGTTCTCACCGCCACCGTCACGCCGAGCGAGGCGGGAACGATCATCGTGAAGGGGTCTTCGTCTTCGGACAGCGCCTTGGCGGACTGCGCCTATGCCCGGGAGATGATGGGGCTTCTGGGGATGATCGACGATGGGACCTACGTTGCCTCATATTTCGGCAACACGCGGTCCAGCTACCCGAAGCTCTATGCCTATGTCCTGGACTTCGGGAACGGCGCCCTGAGCCTGGACAAGCTTCAGCAGGCTTTCGACGGCGTGGATCAGCAGTCGGACGGGTATCCGAACGTGATGATCGCCAATCACGTCACGCGCCGGGAGTACACGAACCTGCTCCAAGCGTACAAGCGCTACGTCAACGAGCGGGCGTTGACCCCGGATGGCGGGTTGAAGGGCGGGGCCATCAAGGCCGACGTGGAGTTCAACGAGGTCCCGATGATGGCGGACCGCGACGTGCCGATGGGCATCCTCCATGGCATCGACATGGAGACCATCCAGCGGTTCATGCTCACCGAGGGCGAGTGGGCGGACGAGGACGGGACCATCATGCTTCGTGACTCGACCACGGACGCCTTTGAGGGGCGCTACCGCGTGTTCGGGAACGTGGCGTGCCTCGCCCCGAACCGGAACTTCACCTGCCGCTCGATCAAGCTTAACAACACGGTCGAAGCCATCCAGGTGGCCGACTAAACTGGCTTCCCCGCGGGGCTCCATAACGGGGCCCCGCGGGGGCCACAAGACCATGGGATACCCAGGAGACAAAAGCATGAAAAAGGTTCTAGCGGTCGTCGGCCTCGCGGCGGTCTTTTGCGCCGCGGCCGTCCACTTCGGCATGGCGGGTCCGGCCGGGAAGTTTGGCGGGCCGAAGGAAAAGATCGTATCGCATGACGGGAATGGACGCACGTGGGGGGCGGAGCAGAGGCCTTGCAGCGTGTTCACCCTCCGCAACAACACCGCCCCGGCGCAGGTGTTGGACAACAACGGGGACACGGTAAAGCAGGGGATCCTGCGTCGCATCTGCATCAGCGGCAACCTGGACACGGCGCACTTTGCCATGGCCTTTGACACTGGCCTCACGGCGGGGATCAACAGCACGGTGGCGAACCGGGCCCTCTTCCCGCGAGTGCAGAGCGATACCATGACGGAGAGGTGTTCGCCGGACCTGGACGTGGAGTTCACCAGCGGCTTGGTGCTCCTCATGGGGAATGCGTCGGACACGTATTTCTCCGGGTCCGCGTTCGTTTATTGGAAGCCGAACGGGGGGAGCCAGTGATCGATTACGACCAGGGCCAGCCGACGGGGGTTCAAAACCTGTCGTCCAAGCCCCAGCGCATTATCTTCGACGGGGACAGCTTCGACTTCGGGCCCAAGGAGGTCAAAATCCTGGCCCGCCGGGTGGTGGACCACGGCTTGCGTAAGCGGGTGCTGATGGAGGGGAAGGACGTGAATGGCGGCATCACCTTCACCCCGACCATCGTCTTCAAGCTGGTCCCGCTTGAAGAGGCCATGAAGGTGGCGAAGTTCACGGATCACCCGGAGCTGGTCAAGGAAAAGAAGCACCTTGATGCCCTCGCCAAGGCGAAGCAGGAAGCCCGGGCCGAGCTGTTGGCCGAGCTCAAGGCCCAGGGCTTGGTGAAGGATTCAGCGTCCGCGGGGAAACTCAAGTAGGTGCCCCGCCTACGACTTGCCCAGGGCGGGATTGTTGAGGCTCTAAAAGCCTACGACCGGACGCTTCGGGTAAGGTGGTCGTTTGAGAAAAACAAATGGTGCATCGAGACCCCGCATCTCATGCCCCACAAAATGGTCCCCCCGGTCGTATACGAAACAATCCCGGGGACCAAGCAGCGAGTCGAACATCTGCTCGCGGAGGCGTCGGACCGGTATATCTGGTACAGGGACAAGATGGCCCCTGTACTATTTTGCTCGGAATTGACATGGGACGTCTATATCGAGGTCGTCAAGAGCGATCAGGCCAGGTATAGGTCCCGAAACGAACTCCACCAGAGGATAGCGGATATCGAAAATGCCCCTCACCCAGACGCGAAACGGCAGCGGGAGGACCGAGTACGGGGGTCCCGCGACCGATTCAACTACGAATACCGAAAGAATCCCCTTCTCTGGTAAGCATTTTACCGAGTCCACGGGGATGGTGTTCGGGTTGGGGTTGGCAGTCGTTGGCGCGATCTTGGGCTTCTCGCGTGGGGTTTTCACGTCCGGGTTCACGGATACCAAAGTCGTCCTGATCTCTGCCGGCGTGTTCATCGCCTGGTTTTTCAGGAATGAGAACGACGACCGCCCCTATGATTGGGAGTTGATTCGGCGGATGGGGGTCTACCTCCTCCTCTTGATCCCGAGCATGTTTATCGGGCCGAGGCTCCGGTTCAACTTTTTCGGTCTCCCGATGGTCTACTCGGGGTCCCTGTTCACCGCGATAATGTGCGTGGCGGGGGCGTTTTTGGCGACCCGGCTTACGGACAGGCAGAAGGGCGTGATCATGACCCTGATCAAAGCCGCTGGGGTGGTATCGGTCCTGATTTGCCTGGCGCAAGTGGCCAATCACGACCCGTTCAACTTTAAGCCGTTGCCGGAGGGGCGGGCCATCGGGCTGAGCGGATCCCCCATCGACATGAGCGGGATTTTCGTTGCGATCTTTTCCTTCTACCCCAATCCCCTCCTATTATTGGGCATCTGGGCCACGCGGTCCCGCGGGGCGTGGCTGGGTGCAGCGGTAGCGTTGTTGCCAGTCAAATGGCGGATTCATGGGTTTGTCTTGGCCACGGCCGTGGGGTTGGCTGGGGCCCTGCATAGCACCCTTCCCAAAGATGTCGCCCGCTGGGAAATGTGGCGGGTGGCGATTCCCCAATGTGCTACCTGGCTGGGGAATGGGCCATTCACATTTTTCGAGACGTTCAATGTTGCGCGGTCGCCTGAATTCGCCAAAGCCATGCCGACATATCGCCAAGCGTTCACCCACAACGCCATCGTGGAAGCTGGGTTCTGCCGGGGGATTGTGGGGCTGGCGAGCCTGTGGTGCTTTTTCGTCGCGCCTGAAGTGGCTGGGATTTGGACGGTGCTCATGTTCAACCCGCTGGCATTCGAGGTTATATTTCTCGTTTGCGTCCTGGTGGGGTTGCACCGCAGAAATAAGGGGGTGGTGACATGCGATTAAAGATTTTTTGCGCCCTGGTGTTGGGCCTTGTAGCGCCTCGGCTCGCGTCCGCGGCCGCGGTGATGAGTTCGGTTGGCGAGCCGGCGGCGGCGGTTCGTGAGATCATCCTTTCCAGTCAGACGGTCAAGACCGTTGATATCTCCAGTCATACCGGCACGGAGGTTGTGGTCTCCACGCCAGCGATGTTCACCACCGTCTTGGTGCAGAATTTGGATGGGACATGCGCGGTGTTCTGCTCTGAGTTATCGGGGGTCCTGACCGATGCTTCCTCCTCCAATAGCGGGTTCAAAATCTGGCCCTATCAGTCCGTGGTGTTCAAGGTCGTCCCCGGGTCCATGTTCTACTGCCGAAACAATGGCGGAACGAGCGGGACCACCAAAGCCGCCGTAGGAAAGTGGAGGTAGGTCAATGAAGATTTTCTCCGTCTTGGCGTTCCTGGGGTGGCTGGCGTCATCGCCGCTGCATTCGGAAGTCCTGGCGATTTACAACCCGCCTCTGACCGGGGTATCCATCGACCTGACTTCCTTGGACGTGTCGGGGAATTCGACCTTCGGGTCCTCGGTCACGGTAGGCGCGTTGACGGACAATGGGTTTCTCAGTGTGACGGGGGCGAGCACTTTGACGGGCGCCGCGACTCTTGGGTCTACCTTGCGGTGGGGTTCAACGGCAACGCGAATCAGCACGCTAACGGCGACTGGGGGGATCAATCTCGGGACGAATTCGACTTTACAGGTGGGAACGACCCTGTATGTCAGCGACGCCAGAGTGGGGGTAGGTACGACAAATCCCGTCGCTGTGCTGGATGTAGCTGGCGCATCACATTTCGGGAATACCGCCACGGCGTCCACCATTGCGGCGACCGGGGAATGGCAAGGGGGCGGGACTGGTAACTCCTGGTTCACGGGGAATCTCGGGATTGGGGTTACGGCGCCTACAGGTCCGTTTCAAGTTGGCACCTCCATCTACTCGCGCACATCTCCATCCTGGTTAGGAGTGGGTGCTGATTTTGCAAACAATCCTTTTGGCAACCCGCAACTCGTTTTGAAAGGGGCGTATAATGACCTGACAAACTACGGTGTAGGAAACCTTATTATCAACAGCAACGATGCTGTTGCGGCGAATAAAGGCGGTGCCTTGACCTTTGGCGGAGTTTATACTGGCACTTCGGATGTTGTCTGGGCTGGAATTTCTGGATACAAGACCAATGCAACAGACGGAAATTACAGTGGATATCTTGCACTCCATACACGAAACAGTGGTAGCCAAATGGCTGAACGCATGCGGATAGATCACACTGGGAAAGTCGGAATCGGGACGACGGCTCCATTATCGGCGCTTCAGATTGCGGATAGTGGGGCTTCGATGTCGCTTGGCGGGGCTCCGACGGGAAACGGGTCCGGAATCCTCCAGTTCTTCAACTCAAATTCTGTCAAGAACTGGAAGATATCATCAAACGACATGCTTTCGTCTGGGCTTACATTCACGCCATCAGATTCCGCTGGTTCGAACAATTTTACTACTCCAACGGTAGCGATGCGCGCGGGCATCGTCGGGATCAACAAAACACCTGGGACTGGGATTGCCCTGGATGTTTCCGGAAATATCGTTGTTTCAGGGACGTCGAAGTTTGGGGATACGGTCACGGCTTCGACCATCGCGGCTACTGGCGAATGGCAAGGTGGTGGGACTGGTAACTCCTGGTTCTCTGGGAATCTCGGGGTTGGGGTTACGGCGCCTCTCGCCAAGCTGGACGTTGGCGGTGGGATTGGGGTCTACTCTCGGACGAAAGCGCAAATTCAGGCCATCACCCCCGGGCGGGCTGGGGTCATGTATTTTTGCTCCGACTGCTCCAATTCGGTAAATGTGGTGGTCAGCACTGGGACGGGGGCGGGTCAATTTGCGACGGCGGGGGTCAGCACCACGGCATGGCAATAGCCAAATATCCGCGGTTGTGGCCTCTCCTGCTCGTGGCCGGGATGACGGCCTGCGCCGCTCCGGCGTCGTTTGTGGGGCCGAACTGTGAACGCTACCGGATGTTCGGGTACAACGTGCTGGCCTGCGATGACGCGACGGTGGGGCGGCATTGCCGCAAGCTCTGCCCGAAAACGGACCTTGGGAATCCGGTTGACTTCGCCCCGCGGGCGTGCTGGAAAAAGACGGGATGGGGGAGGAAGGATACAATCTTCATCGGGAAGTCGCACATGAATTGCGTGCTCCATGAGATCGCGCATCATGAGCACCCGGACGATCCCCGATTTGTGGCGGAGAAGTACCCGTGTGTCGGGGAGCGGGGGCCCTGAGTGGCCGACACCCTGGCGACCCTGCGGACCGACATCAGGTACAACATCGATGAGGCGTCGGCGAATTACTGGACGGACGCGGAGATCAATCAGAAGGTTGTGAATTCATACCGTGGGCTGTGGAAGCGGATCATGGCCCTCCGCGATGATTGGTTCCAATCCGCGACGGCGGGGACGGTGTCAATAAAATCGGGGCAGAATAAATACACGTCGGCGGATGGGGTGCCCACTGATATCTACCGGATCAAGTCCATCCGCACGACGACATCAGGGAAGGAGTTCATCCGCTGGATTGGGAAGGACCAAACATCCCCTGAATTTGTTGAGGGCCTCCGCGCGGATATTTCCGTCAATGATCCCTACCTCTACCTCTACGACCTTGTCGGGAATCAGACCATTTTCGTGAGCCCCACGCCTCGGGAAGCGTGCACGGCGACGGTGGAGTACATCGTCCTCCCGACGGACCCGTCCGTGGACGGCTCGACATTTGGCGTGCTGGACCCCTTTACCGACTACATCAAATCGGACGCCACGCTTCAGCTTTTGGCCAAGGGGCCGACGGGCGCGCTGGAATTCTGGCAGAATCGGAAAGAAGAGGATTGGCGCTCGGTTCTGCAAACTATCGGTCAACCTCGCCAGGATCAATCGTGCGACGCGGTCCAGGGAGTTTTTGACCGATATGCTTAGATCGGCGCAGGTCAACTCACCAATCTACCGCGATTTCAAGGGCGGGCTCAATATCCGCGACGCGGCGCATGTCATCAAGGACAACGAGGCGACGGACGCGCAGAACGTCTACTTCAATGCGGAAGGCGGGATTCAGCGGCGTGGCGGGTGGTCGAAGCTCGCCACGAATGCCGTGGGAACCGCCAGCAATTTGATTGGCGTGCATCAAGCGGCCTGGGTAGAGACGGGGGTGATCGTTCGCAAGGTCATTGCCACCGATGGCGTCACGGTTTTCAGGCTGGATAACACCACGTGGACGGACATCACCGGCTCCGTCACCCGCAGCGTTTCCGCATCGACGCTTGAGTCTTTCATCGAATTCAACAACCTGTGCATCATGTACGACGGGTCCGCCGCCCCGTGTAAAATCGCGGGGTCTTCATCAAATCTGGCCCTCCTCGGCGGGAGCCCGCCGACCGGGAACATCGCCGTCGTCTGGCAAAGCCGGCTGTTTTGGGCCGGGGTGTCCACGGCTCAGACACGGCTCTACTACTCGGACGTGGGCGACCCGGAGACCTACGGCGGGACGTCGTACATCGACATCCCGAGCCCGTTTGATGGGGATCCAATCACGGGGCTGGCGATTCTGTACGGAAACCTGATCGTTTTCAAACGGTATTCGATTTACGTCATCTCGGGTAGCGGGCCATCTGATTGGGTGGTTTCGAAGACCAATTCGTCGATCGGTTGCGTGTCGCCCTACTCTGTCCTCGCCGTGAACAACCTGATTTATTTCGTGTCGGACAAGGGCCTATACGCCATGAATTTGTCGAATTCCAAGCAGCTCTGCTACAAGGTGGAGCCGCGCTACAACAACGCGGTTCGAAATCAGCTGCTGAACGGCTCCATCAATCACAATCGGATTCAGGCGCTTCACTACCGCAAGAAAAATCAGGTTTGGATGGCGGTAGATGCGTCCGCGTCCGGGCAGGACACGCATGATCGCGTGATGGTCCATGACTACGTCATCACCGATGAGGCCGGCGACCCGGCCGCGTCGGAGCACATTGTCGGGGCGAATTTGGTCAACAACTCTCTATTGACCTGCGTGGTCAACGCGGGCGGGTCCGGGTATGCCGTTGGGGACCGTCTGACGATAAACGGCGGGAACTCTGACGCCGTTGTCACGGTGGCGACGCTCTCGGGTTCGGCGGTTGCCACGGTGACGATCACGACGGCCGGGACCGGCTACTCGGCGGCGACCGGGGCGACCTCGACCAAGATCACTGGGGTGGGGAGCGGGGCGACGTTCAACACGACGGTGGTCAACTGCTCCCGGGCCCCGGCGTGCTGGGCGGACTACATTGACAGCACTGGGGATATCGTTCCAATCGCCGGGTTCTATTCGAAGTTCGTCTACGTCTACAACGATGCCACGCTCACCGATACCGACAATTTGGGCACGTCACGGTACGTCATCGTGAAGTGGAGTTCGAAGTATTTTGATTTTGGTGAGGGGTTTGCCCAAAAGCTCATCCGTTGGTTGCGGACCAGCGCGATTGTTTCGGGAGGGTCTCCGAAAGTCATCATCACGCGGAGCAATGACATCGGGGTATCGTCTACCGCTACGACGCTATCGAGCCTGTCCTTCAATGCCCGGACCGGCATCCCGGCGGCGTCCGCTGGGTACCCCAGCCTGTATTGGAAGGTGGGGTTCCAGTCGGATGACGGGGGGCTTTTTACCCTGTACCAGTTCGGGCTTGATTTGATCTGGAAGGGGAGGCGGAACTGATGCCGCCGATTGATCCGCTCAATTCGACGCACCCCGGCTTCACCCCGGTTGAGCACACGACGTTCAGCATGGTCCATAAGCACAGCGGGGTGCAGGGTGACGGGTCCCGCATCCCCGCTTCGAGCTTGGATACCGGCATCCCGTTCAGGACCGGGGCGGAGCCGGTTTACTTGCCCGTGAACGCCCCGACCAGTGGACGAAAATATCGGATTCAGGTGATCGAGGTATTGAACGAGAACGATGTCCTTACCCCGGTGCTTCAAATCGTGCCTGCTTAGCCTGGCGGTCTTGGCGCCCTATCCAGCGGCCGCGGCAAATTTGGCCGTCATGGAAGGCGTGCCGGCGAGCTCGAGCACGGTGGTGGTCTCCACCACAACCCAGCGGTTCGGGATTGCGACGCGAAAGCCCCTGACGCCCCTTGACGTGAACGGCGCGGCGACGATACGGGGGCAGGAAACGGTCATCGGGACCGTGACGGCGAGGGACTACCGCCTGACGGATGCGGAGTCCGCGGGGCAGACGCTATCCCTCCACGATTGGATGGATGACACCCAGTCCGGCGGGGTGGTCAGCGGATTCACGCTCACGGACAACGGGGATGGGACAGTCAAAATTTCCACCGGGTACGGCTATTTGAAGTCGGTTGATTTATCGACGGGGGATACCAAGTATTTCTACTGGGGCGGGAAATCGTCGCAAAGCTTGGCGAACAACGCGGAGAACTGGGTTTACATCGACTGGAATGGCGGGAACATCCGGGCGAGCACGACATCCACGCGGTCGGATATCCGGTTCACGGATCAATTTGCCTTGGGCCGCGTTTGGCGCACGGGAACGGATGCGGATATCGTCCAAGACGGGATTGGCGTTTATAATTACATCCGCCGCAATCACGAGCGCCTCATCCTCCGTGGGTATGAGCGAATGAGCGGCGCGGTCGTAGCGGAGACGGGGACGCGCAACCTCACGACGACGGCCGGGGTGTTCTACCTCGGCGAGACCCGGCTCGATACCCCGGCCAAGAACACGTCTGGGAGCGATACCTTTTCCTATTATTATCGGGATGGGGCAGGGGGGTGGACGAAGGTCTCCGGATTCAAGCAGGTTTGGAACGATGGCTGGGACAACAACAGCGGGTCTACGGCCCCCGTAACCGGGGCGAGCAAATATTCCGTCCAATGGGTTTACGTCTGCATGGAGGGGGACATCTACCTGTTGTTCGGGCAGACGAACGCCCTGTCCCTTGCCCAAGCCCAAGCGCTTCAACCGCCCGGTTCCATCCCGCCGTACCTCACCAGCCATGCCCTTCTCGCGGCCAAGATCATCATCCAGAAGAGCGGGGCGGCATTCACCGAATTGGATTCTGCCTGGGCCGCGTTGTTTACACCGGGACAACCGACGAATCACAACGACCTCGGGAGCATACAAGGCGGGGCATCTGACGACTACTACCATCTGACCTCCGCGGAGCGGACGGCGGTCTTGGCCTACGCCCAAGCTTCGACGCAGGCGGCGCGGCTGACCGGGGTGAATTGGGGCCACGTGGGGTTGGTATGTCGAAGCACCCTGACCATCACGGGGAGCACGATCACGGTTCATGCGTCTGGGCATATCCAGACTCCGGGCTCTGGAAGCTATGTAGCTGGGTATTTGATAGATAGCGCATGTCCGACGGCATGGACGTGCTCTTCGACACTTCTTTCCAATGTTTCACCGTGGCGTGGTGAAGGGGACACAAACGCTGCGTTCACGATTGCGGCGCGCGAGATGCAGGCCCAAGGTGCGCATAATATTTGTGTGTGGGCGGGGCACGATGCGGGGACGACGGCGAATGGCGTGCTTGAGTTTTGGTTGACGAGTCCGTGATATAATGGGGGCAGAACATGCAAACTGCGGCTGATTTAACGGCGCTACTTCCGGCCTACCGGGAGCAATACTACGCTCTGGAACCGGACATCGAAAAGAAGGTCCGCACGGCGCAGGCCGCGCGCGGGATGTTCTACTCCGGGGCGGGGTCTCAGGAAGAGGTAGAAGCGAAGAATCAGCTCTTGGCCCAGCTTGCATCCGCCAGCGCGCAATCCCAAGTCGCCAGTGAGGAAGCGGAAAAGAACCGCCAATCGGCGGAAAAGACCGCGCGTAGCCAGGCCCTCGGGTCCGGCATCGCCGCCGGCGCTGGGGGGCTGGCCGCTTTGGCCCCGTTGATGCTCATGGAAAAAATGAAAACCGGAGCGTGGCCGTGGCAGAGCCCGCCGGGGGCGTCTGTCTCTACCACGGCAAAACCCTCGACCTCGTCAGGTGGCGGGGCCATGAACTACCTCACGACCCCGCAGAGCGCCATGAGCCCGGGGCAACTGGGAATGGGCGCGACCGGCGGGCTCCTGGGGTACAAACTGAGCCAGGCCGCCGGCGGGTCTAACCCCCTCGGGTCCGGGCTCGGGGGAGCCCTAGGGTACGGCCTCGGGGCGATGTCGAATCCATTTTACGCCGGCCTCGGGGCGTTGACGGGGGCCTTGGCGGGCGGCGTGATGCCCTCCAGGTGGTTCAAAATCTGATGGCTGACTGGGGGTGGGCCTACGCGGCGCAGGGGCTTGGGGCTGGGTTGCAGGGGCTTCTCAAGGGCTACCAGCTCGGGAAGGAGTTCGAGCAGCAGGCCCGTGAGGAGAAGCGGCAGCAGGAAGCGCTGGACATCCAGAAGCAGCAGGCGCAAGCCGCGCTCGAAACGGCCCGAGCCAGTTATGGGGCCAAATATGGGATACCGATGCCTGGGCTGTCCTCGTTGACCACGGCGGCCCCGGAGGCTCCTGAGGCTGCGGATAATGCGTCGACCCCATCGGTGCGCGAGTTACCCACCCCGATTTGGAACGCATTCCGGCGGGAAAAAGAGGCGGCGGAAGCGGAATTGGAGCTCAAAAAGGCACAAACGGAACATCTTCGAGCCCCCACTGGGGGGCAAACGCCAATTCCACTGGCCCAAGCGCAATCGATCGCGACTCCAATAAATGCGGGGCCGGACATTTCCACGGGTATTTCCCGTCAGCTTCAATCAATCGCGGGGGAAAAGGGGCAGGTACAACAGTGGGTGGTGGAAAATATGTTGAAAACGGCGGAGCACCGTATCTCCGAGGCGGAAAAGGCCAGTCGTCCGGTGGCTCCGACGGGGGAACAGGCTCCGGTCCCACTGGCCCGTGCGATCTTGGAAGCGATCCCGCCAGGCGCCGACCCTGAGATCAACAGGGAAATCACCGGCCGATTGACCCAAATCGCCGCCGGTAATCAAGGGAATGTCCCCCAAGGCGTGATCAATAGGTTTTTGATTGCCGGCGGACAGGCGCTAAATCGAGAAACACGGGAAGACCGGACTTGGCTTAACGCTTCGGCCAAAGTGAATCCCTATGGGTCTATCAGGTCCAGTTTAACTACATGGGCCGCGCAGATGAATATCCGGGCGCAACGCGCGATTGATATCCTAAAGGCGGACCTCGCCGCGAATACGGTACTGCCGGCGCATATTTCGGCGGCCGCAACAGATATCGCGGGGCTATTCCAAGGGGGCGCGCCGCTTGACCGACAAGTGGAGGAGCAAAATTACTCCACGTTAAAAGGCAAAATCGCGAATGCAAAAACTTTCCTTACCGGGAGGCCGCAACCCGCGGAATTACAGGGTATCGCGCGACAACTGATCTCCGATTTAGAGCACCTAAAACAGGTGGATAATAGGCTGGTCCGCGACGCCGTTGCCACTCACGGCGCGGTTTTAGGCCCGATGTTTCCCGATCGATGGCCAGCCCTACGGGATGTCATTTTGAGCCAATTCCCTGAAACCGGAGCGGGGGTCCAGGCATCATCTCAGCCCACCCCGGCCCCGGCAGCGGCGAAAAAAGTTTGGAAACAATCGGGGATTGAGAATGGCGTACCCGTCACCCGGTGGTCGTACGATGAAGGCAAAACCTGGGGGAAAAAGAGGTAGCCATGCCATTCATTCCGACCGGGCCCGTCGAAGAGGTTGACCCCGACACATTAGACCCTGTCAAAAAACCTACCACGCCATCCCTGTTTCAGCGAGCTATTTCCGGGATGGTCGGGGTAAAATCCCCGTCGCCTGAATCTTTCGACATTGGGCGCCGGGTAGTAACGATGAGCCCCGCTCCCGAGAAGATTACGTTTCTGGAAGACCCCTTACCCTCCGCTCTTCAGCGGTTCCTCTATGGGACCGTGGACATGAAATACCCGGCCCCGGAGGGGCGCGACATTGCCGGCATGCTGGGAAGCGCGGCGCCGACCATGATCGGGGCGGCGACCGCGGGGCCGGCGGGGGCGGCGATAGGGAAGGGGGTCCAGAACATCGCGCATGAAATCGGAGCCGCCGTTCAGCCCGATAAATTCCCCGACCTCCCTCCGATGTCGGCGGCGACGGGCCCCCTCGTTGAGGCCGGCGTGACTAAATATGTCCCGGTCGTCGCGGGGAAAATAGCCGAGGTAGCGAAGCCGGCCGTGGTCAAATCTGCCTCCGTGGCAAAGGAATTCGCCAAAGGCGCGTTTCAGAGCATGGCGAAAACGATGTCCGGCATCAGCCAAGAGGCGATGGACCGCCTCAGCACGCGCGCGCCGGAGCTCATGACCTACGCCAAACTGGGGAAAGAAGCGGCCCTTGAGCATGCGCGACATTTGGTCGGCGGCATTCGTACGACGGTTGAAAATTTGCATCGGGACGCATCAATCCGCTTCGGCCAAGAGCTAAAACGCATCGGAGCGAAATATGACTCCGTGCGCGTGGACGTGGCCAAAAATATGTCCAGTGTGCTTCATAAGATGGAGATGGCGGGGGACATCCGGCCTCCGGAGCCCCCTGCCCGCGCGGTCTTGACCCCGGAGGAAATCCAAAAGGCCGCGATGAAGCAGAAATTACTCGACATCGGAGGCGCGACTACCCCGCCGAAGATGGAGTCCGGGGTGCTCGATTTTTTCGCGAATAAAATCCGCCAGATGAAATCCGCGTCGATCCTTGAGCTCGATGATCTACAGCGCTCGATCCAGTCCAAAATCGACGAATTCCGCGGGACCCCTCTGTCCGTTAAACTCGGGAGCTTAAAAGCCTCCGTCCTAGACGTGCTGGATTCTCTGAACATAAAGGAAATCGCGGACAATAACCGCGCCTATCGGGTGGCCCACAATACCGTGCGCCAGCTCCAAATGGTCCGGCGGGCGGACGATTTGGTCGGGACCATAAAGTCCATCATGCGTCGCGGGACGCGATCGGGGCAGGAGCTTATCTCCTTGGCCGAGAAAAGCCCGCAGCTAAAGGCCGAGTTAAACGCTGTCCTCGATGCGATTTATGGCGCGGAATTCGGGCCCGTCATCACCCAGAAGGTGGCCCGGACAGGTTTGACTGGAGCCATAGGGACGATGGCGGGGAAGGCGCTTGGCGGGGAGCTGGGAGCGATCGCCGGCGCGGCCACCACCTTCCCGTTCATGTCGCCGCGATTGGTGGGCCACATGGGGGAGACCGCGGCGGCCGTCGGAAAAGTGGGGCAGCGCGCCGCCGCCTCTTTCGAGTCCAATTTACCGAGCGTGGCTCAATTGGCGCGGACGGGGGCGGAGTACGGAGGAGAGGCCGCAGGGGTGGTTTCCGAAGCCGCGAAAACAGTGGGGCGGGGATACCGACACCTGCCCTCCCGCGTGCGCGCCGCGATGGGGAAAGGCGGGCGGGCGTTGCCGGCGCTGGCCAAACGGGCGATGCGGAAAGAAGACGGGGACGAGGAGCGAGAAAGCCAATGAGCGTTGAATTATGCGGGTCCATGAGCCTGATTTCCGTCATCAACCCGGAACGCTATGGCCGCCCGAAGTGGAAGACGTCGAAGGCCATGGCGGCCGCATTTGCGCGGGCGAGCCGGGAATTGAGGCGGATTTTCCCGGCGCAGGGGTTGACCCCATACCAGGCGAGAAACGGGGCGCAGGTACGCGACGTGGTGAGATTCCCGCGCCCTTTTTTGACCTATGGCGATGAGTCCTGAATCCACACGTGAACAACTGGACATGCTCACCGCGGCCGTGGCCCGGCTCGATGAGAGGGTGGTCCACCTAATCGAGGAATGGCGGGACAACAAGGCGAGCTGGAGGGCCGGAAAATTGGCCCACCAGATGGAGCACAAGGAAATTTTGGACGATATCTCCTCGCTCAAAACCTCGCGGACGTGGATGCAGGGGGTGTTCGCGGCCGTTGGGCTCCTTCTCTACTGGGTCCAGGATTCGATTAAAATCAAGATCGGGAATTTGATGGAGAAATGACATGACCCTGAAAATCTTTCGCAATACCCCGTCAAAATTAAAATCGGGAATTTGATGGGGAAATGACATGACCCTGAAAATCTTGCGCAATGATGCCGGCCCGGATGGTACATTCGGAGTGATGTTTTTAAACGACGTCTTTTGCTGCTACTCGGGGGAGCTGCCCTGGTATGGGAACATCCCCAATCGATCCTGCATCCCGGCCGGCGCGTACACGGCCACCTGGGGCGTGTCCCCGAAATTCGGGCCCTGCTACCACATTGAGGGGGTAAAAAATCGGTCCAGCATCCTCATCCACCGGGGGAATTTTTGCGGGGGGATTTTCGACGGATTCAAGACGGAAACCTGCGGGTGCATCCTCATCGGGCTGGAAGTGAAGCCTCTCTTGGGCCAGAAGGCGGTGCTGAAGTCCGGGGAGGCGTTTGCCCGGCTGGAAGAGCGGAGCCGGAAGGCGCCGCTTTCCGTCGATATCCGCTGGGCTCCTCCGTACCTGAACATCGAGGAAACAGAAGGGGGGTCCAATACACCGAAATGAGCTCGATTTCGAGATGCTCCCCGGAGGGAAATACCTGCTCCTGCATCCGATCGTCTACCGCTCCCCTCGGTATGATAAGGTCGTTGTCGTTCCCCCTGGGTACATCAGCGACGGGGCGACGGGGGCGGAGGATATCGTGTCTATATCGTGGTTCGTTCACGACATCCTTTGTGCCAGTGGAACATGGGACGATAGGACGCCGTGCTCGAACTGGCAGGCGTCTTGGGTGCTTCACGACATCCTTCTCTCTGAAGGACGGTGGTTTAGGGCGCGATCGTGGTTCGTGGCGACGCTTATAGGTCGCCCGGTCCTAGGCCTGTGGGAACGCCTAACCGCCGCCTTCCATACTCCGCGATAAGAGCCGCGTCAGCGATGGCGTGGGTCCATTTACGCTCGGGCCAAAGCTCCTGGGCTCTGAATTTGGTGACGTTCTTGTCGCCGCCGGAGAGGCAATTCATCCCACCTTGCCAGACCATCGGGGAGACCTTATAGGTATGGAAATCGCTCCTTGCGGCGAGGCAGGTTTCGAGGATCCCGTCGATTCTACCGAACGTGAACGACCCTTTCCCACCGTCCCCCCGCATGTACCCCACCTGCTCCATGAAGGCGGCGCAACACCCCTTGGCCAGCCGGTTCACGGCGACGATGATATCTCGGGGGGTCATATTCGGCCGGAGGGCGAAAACATCCCCCAGTTCCCCCAGTTCCCCGCCTCCGTGGACTACCGCGAGGCCGCCGTGCACGCCTGGGTCCACGCCTAAAACCCGCGTAGAGGTCACGGGTAAATAACCGGTGAATTCGCGGCCATGTAGAAGTAGACCACCACGGCGAGGATGGCTCCGACGCAAAACAGAAACCCGACAATCCGCTCACGTGCGCCTTGGTGCGGGTGTTTTCTCATCATATCCCCCTCCCTCTCTCCACATTTTACATCCTCAACGTCCCCCGCCCACGGCGGCCCGGTGATTCTGCTGATGCTAGTGATGCAGCGGCAGCGATTCCGGAGCTTTGCGGTATCATCCGGACCGCCGGGGCGGGCAATCTCCCCCCGCCGAGACGCTAGGGGAGGTTCGATCTGTTGTCCCACTTCACCGTCCAAAATACCACGCGATCACCAGCAAGACCACGATGAGGTAGATATTTTGAACCATGTACTTCAGCGGTAGATTATCCATGGTGGTCAAATCTCGTGGGTGCAGTCATGACCGCGCTCATGCCCGCGGGCGCATACGACCCTCAGGTCTTTGTAGCGGGAGGACCTTGCCATGGCATCTCGGCATTCCGGATGAACGCGCCAAGCCTCGATGACCTTACCGTTGCCGCCGAAATAGCGCCAGCACGATGCGCCTTTTTCAATGGCGGTGTTGCACCACGTGCAGGTCCGCCGCGCCCTCTGTTTTTTTATGAATTGCAGGTCGCCCCAGGGCATATTACCTCCGCTCCTTGATTTCTCTTTCTTCTCCTTCGCACGCCACGTCCTATACGCTTGGTCCTCAGCCTCGCGGGCCACATATAGTTCCGTCGGATTTTTTGCCGGCCTGCTTCGTCGCCTCTACCAGCGCCTCCATAGCAACCCATTCTTCACGCTTGGCTTCCTGTAGGTACTCGACCGCGCGTTCGTACTTCCGCTCGGCCATATCCAACGCTTCCTCCGCATCATCTGCCCGGAGCTGCGCCGTTTGAGCTTTGTATTTCGCGTGTTCAAGCGCCGTGCGTAGTTGTTCAAGTTCGGTCATTTTACCCTCCTAAAATAACCCCTCTCGATTCCGCCAGGCTGCGTCGTTGATCCAAAGAA